GTGGCTCCACATTTATCTTGGTACTTCCAATATTCTATTAAGTCGTCAGTGTCATACTCAGTGTCGTATATACCAATGAATTGGTTATACTCAATGTTGGTAATGGTCATTATATATCATCATGTATTATTATTTATGTCCTCATCCAAAGGTGGTCCCAGCGATTCGTATTCCAGCATCATCTGAAGGAAGGCAACCTTTTCCTGTAATTCTTGATTCTCTGCTTCCAATACTTCGATATGATCTTGGTAAACTGTTAGCATAGTTTCTAATTCTTGGTTTTTAAGTTCGAGATCCCAATCCATAGGAGACCTCTTTTGGGTATAAAAATCTATTTAGTCTCACCGATAACCCAAGCCTCTGTAGTGTGGATACATGAATCGTATCCCCTGACAATTAACATTACATCCTCGACAGAATGCTCTGGTACTATAAAGCAATATCCTATACCCATATTAAAAGTCTTTCTCATTTCTTCGTCACTACATTCTGCTCCCTGCTGAATGGCATTGAAAATCTCTGGTACTTCCCATGCATCCCAGTCTATATCTACGGTTATACCCTCTGGCAAACACCTTGGTAAATTACCAACTAATCCACCTCCAGTGATATGTGCCATACCTAAAACAGATACATTCTTTATCACCTTCTCCACTAAAGGTGAATAGATTTCAGTAGGTTTAAGTAACTCAGGATGCTCTTTATATTTCAACTTATGTCGCCATAACAAATTGTTAACTAAACTATATCCATTGCTATGAACTCCACTGCTATTGATACCAATGACTTTATCACCTGGTCTAATATCTCTACCGTCTATAATATTAGATTTCTCTACAATACCTGTGCAGAATCCTGCAAGATCATAATCCTTAGCAAACCTACCATGTTCAGCAGTCTCTCCTCCTAGGAGATCACAACCAGCAAGATTACATCCTTCAATAATACCTTCTATTATCTGATCTGCTTTGTCATCTAACTTCTGACAAGAGATATAATCCAAGAAGTATAATGGTTTAGCACCTGTGGTAATCACATCGTTGACACACATGGCAACGAGATCAATACCTATGGTTGACCAATCCATAGCAATCTGTGCAATATTAAGCTTAGTGCCAACACCATCAGTGCCAGAGATTAATACTGGATTCTTATATCCTGATGGTAATTCGTATGCACCACCAAACCCACCTATGCTAGGTGCTTTCTCTTTAATGCGATCAACGAAGGCTTCTCCTGCTTCGATATCTACACCAGATTCTTTGTAGTTATGCATGTATTAAACAGGATGATGTTGGATCCCAACAACCAGGACAATCATATTCTGCCTGGTAGTCGTGTAACTTTCCTATTAGTTTATCATAGTATGGTTCAGGGTGCAAATCATTGTAATGCTCACATGCCATAAGCATGTGACTAATATCTTTTTCGTTAAATTGCATAGGATCAAACTCCAGTCACCCATTATTTATTCGCATAAAAAAAGGACTCCGTAGAGTCCTTTTTGAAATATGTATCCGTTGGATCACATGAGGTTTGCAACCTGTACTCGTCTGTAGTACTTGTTAGCATTGACAGTAAGTGCGCCAGATCCCTGTGTAAGTCCGCCTGAGAATGGGTTTGAAACCATGCCGTAACGAGTCTTAAATCCAATTTTTGGTTGGAATGTGTCAGGATTGATCGCTCTGACTTGCTGTAGAGGCACATATGGGCAGTAGAATAGTCCTGCGTCATAAGGTGAAGTACCTTTGTATCCAGAAACGTAGAAGTGCTTATCACTTACGTTAGCAGAATAAGGGTCAACATAAACCTTGATGCGTCCGTTTAATGTTCCAACAAGAGTTGAAGAAGTGTCATCAACACCAGTTAGTGCATTGTTGCTGTTAAGACCAGGTGCATAATCAAGCACACCAGCCATTCCGAGTGCAGAAGCAACGTCAGCAGAGCAAATCAAGATGTTGCCCTTCCCGCGACGAGTCTGTTGCCCGATAGCGTTAGCGTCTCTTTCTATCTGGAAAAGAAGTCCCTTGAATTTCTCAACAGACCATCTACCATTAGAGTCAACGTCTAGGTCAAACTTACCAGCAGTAGCTGTGTTATTCTGAGCACCAGCAACAGCGTTTGTATAGATTGTTCTAACAACTTCTCTGTTGATTTCAGCAAGAATCTCAGTAGAAAGAATGTTTGCTAATTCCTGCTCGGCATCCAAACCATGAATTGCCTTGAGGTCTTGAGCCATCTCTATACTGTACTCTGCCTTTAACGCACGTGCACGAGCAGTAACTGTTACTTTCTCGATTGAGAAACCCATCTCACGGAAAGCCGTGTTAGAGGCACTGTCATCAAGTGCTTCAACAGTTGCTGTAGTCATGCCTGTGGCATCAGCAGTCTGCTCATAAGTACCAGCAGGAGAATCGTTAAGAAGTCCTGGGTTTGTACCTTCTGCGTCGTTTGTAGCATCAGAAGCGCCAGGATCGTATGCACCTGGACCTCCAGAGAATCCAGCGTTTGGCTCGTCGAAGAATGCTTCGTCGTAACCGCCAGCAGCAGGAGCACGCTCTGCACCGTAGTTAGTTCTCATTGCGAAGATAAGTCCTGTAGGACCTGTCATCGGTTGTACACCAGCAACATCATATGCGATGAGCTGAGGCATTGATCTGCGAATTAGGCTGATCAGTACTGGGTCGAAACCAGCAACAGGACCTGTGGCGGTGGCTGCTGTAGTATAACCTGTTGTTTGTAAAGTCTCTTGAAGAATTTGACCTTCTTCAGAAATTGCTTTTTCTTGGTTCTCAAGAAGTTGTGCGACTACGCCTTTCTTATAGCTATCACCGATCTCTGGAAGAGCGTCGTGATTCAGAACGGGTGCCCACTTTTCTTGGAGTGATTTAAGTGACATTAGAGTCTCCAATAAGTAGTTTATTAAAATGCATTATTTAGACCAGTTAGCAATTGCATCAACGTACTTAGACATCGATGTGCTATTGGTATCTTCTACAAGGACTTCGCCTTTGTCCTCGGTAGGATCTGTAACCTCGGTTACTTCCTTGCGAGTAAAGTAGCTTTCCTTGATTGTTTCGACTTTCTTGCGAAAATCTTCTTCAGTTTCAAACTCAACACCCTCTGCTAGAGAAGCAAGCTTCTCTCTCTGAGTCTCTGCTAAACCAGCAGCACACTCATTCACGATTTCCATTCTAGTAAGTTGTCCTAATCTCTTATTGAGGTGGACGTTAGCATCGATTTGCTCATTGAGTTTTGTTTCCATTTGATCAAGCTCTCCAACCATACCATCAAGTAGGTTGAATTTTTCTTCAGGCACACTCAAATTGTGCTCTATGAAGAGTCCTTTTAGACCTTTGAAGAAAGATTCTGCCATCTCTACTTTAATTCCCTGCTCAACCTGAAGAGCATTCTCTTCTAGCCAGTTTTTCGCAGCGTAGGATAGGTAGTCATCAACCTTCTCGGCCAATTCTGTTTTAATCTTTTCGACTTCTTCAGTCAGCGTAGATTCAAACGCTTCTTCGACGAGTTTAACCTCTTCTTGTACCTTCTGTTTAACAACAGCCTCGAAGATTGTTACGGCTTTGGTTCGGAATTCTTCTGATAATTCTTCACCAGCGACAAGAGCGTCAACGTCCTCAGTAAAGTCGTATTCAACTTTAGTGGGCTCTTCTGCAATGACTTCTTCTTGGTCATTTTCTACTTCCTCTTGTTTGGATGATGCGTCCGAAGGCTTAGTGCTTAGTGACTTATCCTTCTCTACGCCAACCGAGTTAGCAGCAGATTTGCCAGCATTCTTGGTGCCAGCTGCGCCTTCAAGGGAGTCGGTGGTTACCGTAATAACTTTTTTGCCACCGCCTTTAGATGTATCAATCTTCTCTCCGGGCTTAGCATTTTTAGTTACAACGTTAGAACCTTCGTCCACTTGTTCCATATTATCTAAATTTGTTTCGAGGGTGTCAGACATTTGTTTTTACTCCGTTCAGTGCTTTTGTCTATGTTTATTTATAAATTATAAACTCTGTAAAAACGACTTGAACGCGGAAACCTTGCGCTCTTGTAGATTTATCAGGGTTGCTTCATCAATTTCCTTCTTAATTTGAGCAACGTGTGCCTCTTTTAGCACTCCGTTTGACCAAACCCATTCCTTACCTTCCATTATTCCATCTACAAATGCATCTGGAGCAGAAGGATCGGCAACGATATCGGCAGCTGTTGCCAACATGAAGTCGTCACATACTATATTACAGTTCTCTTCCTTACGAAGTGAACCCATCCCTCTCGATGAAACACCGAGTTTTACACCTTCATCAAGCATATTTTTAGCAATCTTTCCCATTGGTGTCTCAAGAATCTTGGCACGTCCAATGAAATTATTACCTTCTTGGTTTAGGCTTTGGATCTTGTGGGATACACGTTCCAAATTTATAGTAGGACCGTCGGGGTGACCCAACTCTCCTAGAGCACGACCCTTTTGGATGTGGTGCTCGTCGTATTTAGCAACTTCTCTTGCTAAAGTTTTGACTGGATACTTTCTTCCATTACGGTTTTCTAGCTCAGCCTGAAGGAACACACCTTCTATAAAGTGTGACTTCTTGCCTTCAGCTTCTTCAGATATAAATTCTACCTGGAGTATTTCTTCAGCTATCAGTCTCATTTTTGGGTTCCTCTATTGGTTCGATTGAATCAACTACTGCCGTATTAGGTGGTAGTGGATCAGGGACTTCATCATTCATTTCATCTTCAGCGGGTGCCTCGTGAGGCTGTCTCGCATCAGTTGTAGCATCAGTGACTTCAGCGTCTCCAACATCTTCGATAGATTTCTCTACTTCATCTGCTGCATCTTGTGCTGTGTCCGCTAGATCAAAGCCCATCTGTTTTGCAAACTCAAGCTTTTTTGCTTGAATCATATCATAAGTTGTACTTGCTATAGCATCATTAGTAACGTCGATAGCGGCTGCTTTCTCGTCACCGAAGATTTTATTAACAATTTCAAGGGCTGCATCGGATGGCATAATAATAAATTAAGTAAGTTAACAACTATTTAGCAATTAAAACTCTGCTCTCTTCAAATCTGCGGGTTCAACCTGCACTTCTTCTGCCTGTGGAGCTTCTCCACCAGCAGCGGCTGGGTCAATTCCTGCTTCCATTGCGGCAAGTTCTGCTGGATCTTGTATGATTCCTGCTTCCATTTCACTCTCAATCTGTTTGTCGATTTCTTTCATTTCTACGTCAGTTTGCTTAAGTACCTGACGACGTAAATATTCGACTGAGAAGTATTTACCGACGAATGGATCCATTGTGGCCACTGAATTCATACGCTCATTGCGTATTTCAGTTTCCTTCAATTCAGTAAAGTAGTTGTCCGCAATGTAATCAAATTGGACATGCTCCTTCATATCATCCCACTCTTCAAGTGAGACAATACCCTTAAGGACTACCTGAGTTTTAAGTAAGTCCATAAAGAGTTCGCCGAAACGTTTTCTCAAACGTGAAACGAATTTCTGGAACTTAACTTCATCTCTTGTAATCTCAGCAGCACGACCAATGTTGAAGGTCTGCTCTGTTTCCAATCTGGAAGATGGAACGTTTAATGCTTTATATAATTTCTTCTGGAAATACTTAACGTCTTCTAATTCACCTAAGTTTTGTCCGCCTGGTAGTGTGGTAATCTCTGTACCTCTTCCACCTTCTCTTCTAGGTAACCAGAAGTCTTCCAACATGGACATAAACTTCTTGTCATCCTTGATCTCACCAGTGTTTGCATCGTATACAAGTTTGTTCCTGTAACGACCCATTACCTCACGTAGGTATTGCTCTGCTTTATTCTTAGGTAAGTTACCAACATCAATATAAAATATTCTTCTCTCTGGAGCACGGGACAATCTGTATATAACAAGAGAGTCTTCAATCATTCTTAACTGATTGACTGCCTTGATTGCTTTGTGCAAATGAGATAGCGTCATGTTCTTATTCAGATCCATGATGCCTGAATGAACATAACAAATAGAGTCTGGAGCAATCTTTAGTCCCTGTGTGGCACTTTGATTCTTCAAACCCTTTGGATCATATAAGAAATATGAAGCAGTCCTCACAGTGAGTGCTTCATTAATGCCGCCAGGCATTCCTGGACGTAAATCTTTAGGGTTCTTCTTCTCGTGTTCTGCAACCTTACGGATCTTACGTGGATCGATGTAACGTAATTCTATTAAACCTTCACGTGGTTTCTTCGGATCAATGATCTTATGATAAAAGAGTCTACCATCAACATACCAGCGACGGAAGATCTCATAGGATCTATTCTCAAAATCTAATAAGCGAAGGATTTCTTTAAACTCCTCCCTCATCAATTTCTTTATCTTCTCGGAAATCTTGAGATTAGATAATTCCAGTTCAACTGGAACATCATCAAAATTTCCACATATCGTTTCATTAACGATATCATCTACTGCACTATCACATTCAGGTTGTAAGACCATCTCTCTATAACGAGAGATAAGTTGAAATTCATTTCTAACTTGGCCATCAAAATCAATGCTATAACCATAGTGACCACCACCCGATACGGGTTGTGAACCATCTAGGTTATCCTTCTGCACGAAAGAAGGCCCTTTAGGAGCCTTCTTCTTGCGCTCTAACGAAAAACCAAAAAGTTGAGACATTATATTTTAATTGAAATTTATCCCTGTCTTATTTATGCAAGTCGCCAGACTGCATTATTTAACGTCTGCCAATGTCTCTGGAGTCCAGTACTGAACTTGTAGTTCAACAGTGAATTCTTCAACAGCATCATTGCTACTGAAGTCCAAATCGATTGCCGCAACGTTTGATGGGAATACGTCGTAGAATTTATATCCTTTCAATACTTTAGGTGATTCTCCCTTAACTCCGTCAGCACCTTTAGCACCAACATCTCTAGCAAGTTGCCAGACACTCATGTCTGCAAAATATCCTGTTGAGTCATCGGGACTACCCAATGTACCAGCAGCAGTAAAGTTTTCATTGCTTGCTTGAATTGCATTAACCCAAAGCTCAAATGCATTCCTTAAGACGAAACCAGAATCATTCATGATTGTGATTGTCCAAGGCTCGAATGTGCGATCTCCAGCAATCTTAAGTACTCGTCCTCTAAAAGGAACTTCGATTACTCCAAGTTGTGATGCTGGTAAGTTAGCAGCTCTTACAGTGAAATTGCCCAACTGTCCCAGTGACGCATCATTAATAATTCCAGTTGGAAAGTTAAGATCCACCTGGAATAGATTAGGTCTAGCAAAGTCAGAGACGACCTGAGACTTAAAATTGTCAATAGTTCCTCTTACAGCCATTTTTTATTAATCTCCAAACGGAAAGTCTTTAACTATTATTTAGACTTTCCGTGTTTTTCAGAGCTTAACTAGCGACTTCGGAGAATGAAACGCCTGTGCGTGTAGCAACGAATGTGAGGTTGATGAAGTTAATCGTGCGAGTTGGCTTCACAAATATCTCAGCATAGAATTCACCACGGTCAACAGACTCAGGTGGGTTATTCTCTTCGTCACACTTGACTAAGAAGTCAGTTACACCACGACGACCTTGGACATCTCTCAAGTATGGCTCAACAATGTTGAGGAAGAGATTTCTTTGTGCTTCATCATTCTGCTCAAAGAGTTGAGTCTTAGCAGCAGTTGCGATAACACGCTCGATAACCAAGAATAAACGACGGACGTTGATCCTATCGAATGCACTTGCAAATCCTTGAGCAGTCTTATCACCGAATAAGATGATGCCTTGTCCTGGGAAGGAAACGACTGGGTTAACTCTTGATGCATAAAGTGTGTCACGCTGAGTCTTGTTGGGTGAGTATGCAACTTTGATTGCATTTCTCAATACACCACGACTGAATCCAGCAGGTGAGAACCAAGGCTCGGCAGTCTCAGCAGTTTGAAGTACGAGACCAGCAACGTCACCATTGCAAGGGACGTAACGATAAACATCATTATACTTGTCGTAGATATACTTGTAACCAGAGTCAAATACAGCGTAGTTGCTGGATGACAGTTGATCGAAGTAATCAACAATGTTTGAAGTAATTGTTGTTGGGTTAGTTTGACCAATAACATCTGCTCTTGTAGGTGAGAAGAAACCCATGCAATCCTTACGCTCTTCAAGAATGTTTATGATTGCAGTCGCTTTAGCAATTGCACTTGCGTCATCTGCACCAGCAGGTCCAGAAAGAATGAAGTCAATTGTTTGTGATTCAGGGTCATCAACTAAACCGTAGGCAGTTGAAAGATTTGTATTGGAAACTGTGTAAGCACCAGAAGCAGCAGCATAAGTTGCACCACTTGCTAGGCGATAATAGAATGTTGAGTTGGACTTAGATCCGATTGTAACATCTCCACTTGGATATGCTGTAGTACCAGCAGTCGTGCGAAGTAAGTTGAATCTGCGATTCAAAGTAGTTAGTGACCAGTTACCATCTGAAGCAGTTGCGTTTCCTGTGAAAGCAGCAGCCTCGTCAGATCCCCAGTAGATGTAAGCAGATTTCTGCTTGATTACTTCCTTGTAGTAGTTAACTTCACCAACGGAAGACTTACCATCAGATCCTTTGGAAACACCAATGAATCTTTCTAGGATCGATCCAGGGTTACCTGTGATTTCTCCGTCAACGTCAACAACTAGAATATGTAATTCGTCATTCTCTCCACCAACTGAGTTAGCGTAGATAGAAGTAGAAGGTCTTGGAGCAACGTTGATCCACTTAGAACCAGGAAGATACTCACGCTCTGCATACTCATTTCTTACAGATGTAACAGCAGCAGCGTTTGATGCACTATCAGTAAGTGAATCAGCAGCCTTGAAGGCAATGCTATCTTTATTCTTACCGATATAAAGTAGGCGATCTACTCCAGAAGTACCGATAACAGCAGTGTTAGATCCTTGAGTTACAGTCTGAGCATCAGCAATGATACCAGTAACACCACCAGAAGGAATTGCGATTTCTAAAACTTTGTTTCCAGCATCCCATGCTAGGACATCAACGTCTTCGTTAGAACCACCAATACCAATTGTAGTAGTAACGCCAGGTGTAAATGATCCAACAATTGTTGTTACTGTTAGTCGAATTGAATACTTATATACTTTACCAGCAGCACCAGATGAAGCAGAAAGAGCTAGGTCTTCAGCATAACGCCATTCGTTACCTGATCCAGGAGCAGGTATTGAAGCGATTTGATCAGGACCAGCGTCTGTTACAAATATACCAACGGAGTTACCAAGTAGACCAGGAGTTCTCGATGCATATGTCCAAGCATTACTATTGCTACCTTCAAATGTTGTCTCGTATCCTTGTAAATTTTTGATTAGTGGTGCAGTGCCAGTATCGACAGCATTCTTCAATGCAGAATCGCCAACACGGATTGCTTTTAAAACTCCACCGTATGATAGGAACTGTGCAGCAGTAAACCAGTACTCGTAGTTGTACTCGTTTGGCTCACCGAAGGTAGATACCAATCCCCTCTCTGAGGATATTTGGATTATATCTTCAACAGGTCCCTGTGAAAATGGAGCGGCTAAAACTCCTATATTAAAACCAGATGGAGCAGTTACAGTGGTTAAGTCCCTTTCCTGTACTACTACACCTGGTGAAAGCTGATTAGAAACTCCCATTAGTAAAACTCCGTATGATTAGGTGCATCGTTTGTCTAAGATTATTTATATTTTTGAAACGTCACCTAAACTCCCACATGTGACTCATGTCTCCATACTCTCCAACGGATGCGGAATTATCAACTGTTGCCCACACATCTCCTTGAGCATCTTTGAAAGTTTCTTCCTCCATTCCATCATCCATAAATCCGAAAGGAGCCATGTCTTGTTCGATTGCTTCTCTCTGATCTCTATAAATCCTTGCCCTGACATCATTGTCATTTAATTCTTTGAAGTATTGCTGCATAGCAAGCCATGCAAATATAACCATACACATAGCAAGGTCATCATTACACCCTTCTTCCGCTTGGAATGATTGTCCCTTTTGAATGAATGTAGTTAACTCTGCAATACATTCATAGTCTGGAATCAATAATTTAGAATCTTCTACTAATACTTTTAAGTTTGAACAACCAACACTCTTTACAGCAGTTGACATCTTGACTCCCATCTGTGTCTTCTTACCAGAGAATCCCTGTCCTACCTGCTGTCCTGCTCTACCCCGCATTGCACACATGAGTAGATTATCATACTCTAGATCATACTGTATAATATCCGCTACTTGACCGCCAATATCATTTACTTCTACTAAAATAAATGCACCATTATAATTCCTAGCAACATCTACAAGTATGTTTGGAAATAATATTGGTTTAACACCATTGTTTTTATATCTAGCAACTACCTTATAGGGGATTGTTGTTGTATCAACCACCAGAAATGCAGAATAATCACCAGATACGCCCCTTGCAACGTCAGCAGTGATAACGTAATTATGTTCTTTCTCAACTTTTTCATAAATTGCTAGTCCTTTATTTTCATCAAGTGGATCTTCATAT